GTCGGTCTCGTTCTCGACCTTTGACAGGGCGTCAATCGTTTCATAGAAGATGTCTGTGACGTTCCTGGTATTGCCATTCGTGTCTGTGAGTGAGATGCCCAGATCTGCAAAAGCAGAGTTATTTGAGGCGATCTGCTTCGTCAGTTTTGCCGCCGCTCCGGTGATGGTCTCCATAGAGACATCGATCCGATCGGCTGCATACTGCATTTTCTGGAGTTCGCCAGTCGTGAAACCTGTCTGCTTCGCCAGGGTGTTCAGATCGTCGGCGGTCTGCCCTGCTTTGACTGCAAGACCTACCAACCCGGTCAGCCCTGCCGCCGCCGCCGCGCTCAGCCCGCGAGTCTTCTCCGCGAGTTCCCCGGTCTTGTTGGCAAGATCCGTAAGTGAAGTCGGCATCTGCTTGAGCTGTTTCTCATAGTTGCGCAGGCTGATGGTTGTATCTTCGATCTCGCGCTTCAGCAGTTCCTGGCGTTTCTTCACCGCTTCGCTGCCGTCATCATTGGCCGCCAGTTGTTTTAATGCTTCTTTCTCCTGCTCAAGTTTTGCCTTTGTGTCCGCGACTGCGCTCTTAAGCAGTTTCTGCTTCTGGGCGAGCAGTTCGGTGTTCTTCGGGTCGAGTTTGAGCAGTTTGTTTACATCTTTAAGGTTTTTCTGAGTATCAGACAGCCGTGCGTCAACATCCTGCAAAGACTTCGTCAGGCTCGTTGTGTTGCCGTCTATCTCGATGGTGATACCCTTGATTCTATTAGCCGCCATCGTGCACCTCCTACCACTTGGCCACATCTTCAGCCGTGGCCAGTTCGGGATATTCATAAGAATCGTTTGCCTGCTCGACAAACATATCAATGATCATGCCCACATCCAGCCGGTCGAGGTCGGACATGGACAGGCCTAACTTTACGCAGCGCAAAAGAAAGAGAGCCGTAGTCAGCTCTCTTTCACTTGCACGTTGTTTTTTTTTGACTCTTCTATCGGAGCCGCAGAGCTTACCCAGAGCCCAATAAGGTCCGGCAGAATGTCATAGATGCTGAACGTGTCGAACTGATCAAGCCATTCATCCGGATCATCCGGAACTGTCGGATCTGCCTGCTTGGCCATGGTATAGGCCAGGCTTTCGAAGACTTCTAACGTGTCGACATCCATCTCACCTGCTGCAGCTGCTTTGACAAGCTTCTGAGCATCTACCATCAGATCCCTGTGGAACTTGTGGCGATATCTCCGGAGCGTGCCGGCAGTGCTGGCGAATTTAACAGTTTTGCCGCCGATATTGATGCTCTTTTCCATGCTCTACTCTCCTTATGCTTTTTCTGGCACTGCCTGGAACCAGTTCGCATAAGCATCGCTGGTGGATTCGCAGGAGGCCTTGACCAGATGGTCGCTAACTCTCGGCATGGCTGTCAGGTTCAGCGTGTCATGCTGCGGAGTGACTGTTGCTTCGCGGGTGCTTCCGGCAATGGATGGCCGGGAAGCAGTGCAGCGCATCAGGCAGCCGCGCTTGCCGGTGACTGTCGGATCGCCATTCACTTCAAACTGGAACATCAGAGCGAACTCAACGACCGGGCTGTCAGCGTTCTCCCAAAGGACGCCATTCGTGTCTTCGACCTCGCCGAGGACATCCTTGCGGAAGTCATCGCTGAGTTCTTCAAGTTCCAGACTGCCGCTATAGCCGTTATTTGTGTCCATGTGGAACCAAAGGATGTTATCAGCGTATTCGTCGACAGCCTCGCCCTGCTGATCCAGAGTCATAGCAACCGCACCGGGCAGTGCCTTCGGTGTGCCGTAGGTGATAGCGCCGCCTGTGCCTGCCTGTGCCACAGCGTAGTACACATTGGATAAGCCGTATTTGATTCTAGCCATTAATGACTACCTCACTTTCGTATAAGACTTCGTACATCCGCTCGCTATCGATGTATGTCTCCGACTTTTCCCAGACAAGCCCCATAGCACCCAGGGCCCGTTCCATCTGCCGTTCTACATTGACATCTTTATTGTCGGTGTACAGTTCCACCGCGATGGCTGTGATCTTCCCGTAGTTGGAATTATCTGCAGCATCGTCGGCAGAGCGTGGGAAAAAGTAGCACACATACGGGAGAGCCGGTACTTCGCCGATCGGCCACTGGTAATATGTGACAGGGAATCCCGCCGCATCCAACGCAGTTTTGATCTCGTCAAATGTCATAAGCTCCTCCCCAGAATGTCCTTCATTTTCCTCTGAAAAACGGCATCGATCTCATCGTTGATCGGCTTAATGTGTTCGTAAGCCTCAACATCCCCGAGATGTCTGCCGCCGCGTCTGACTGCGTGCCCAAACTCAAGCAGGTGTGTCAGACGGTAGTGTTTCTTGTTGTAGATGATGGCCTCCGTAGACATGGAGGTCTGGCGAACCGTATTAGTCCACGAGCCTCTGTATTTGGTGCCCTTAAAGTTCTTCGGCGAGGACACAGCATGCCTGAGCTTATCTGTTGCTTCGTCTGCTGTCTCCTGAACTGCCACGCGGGTTGCCACATAGCAATCCTGCCCGAACTCTTCCAGGGCGTGGTTTACGGTGATCCGGAACTTGGAAGAATCAACGCTCACATGTGCCTTCATGCATCGCCCTCCCGCCGTTCGGCATAGAGTTCGATGGAATCGTCACGAGTAATATAAGTCCGGTAGATCGAGTATCTCTGGCCGTTGAACTCGCAGATCTTCTCGCCATCGTAGTCATATCTGAACATCGTGAACTGATATTCCGGATTGAGGCCGTTACGTCCGCCTTCGAACCACTCAGAATAACTGACGCTGCGCACATCGCAATAGACAGTTCTTTCTGTCTCTGTGGGCCGCTGGACACCCATGGAATCAGACACAAACGATTCTCTTATGAGGGTTAAGAGGTTGCTTCTGTCCATGTTGTCCACCCTGTTGCCATGCTCAGCTGCGCCTTCTGCTCATCGTAGGAGGCCTTGAGACGGTCATAATCATCAGGCTGGCCGAAGTGCATCCGGACGTATGTAGTTACAGCACGGATGATCAGAGCATCTGTCATCTCCGTCTCACTCACTCCAGCAATCTGCAGATCGAGGAGCGCCGCATTGATCAGATCTGTAATCTCCGAATCAAATGCTGTTGTAACGATCCGGAGCGAGACCTTCACCTTGTTAAGTAATGTGTCCATTTTGCGTCCTCCCGAATTGATAAGAGAGACGGATTGCTCCGCCTCTCTTTAGTTTGTGCTTTCTTAGCAAGCAGCCCAGGCAAATGCCTCGTCGTCAACGACAGCGCCGTCGCAGAGAGCCATTGCTCTGTAGACTGTGGAGCCGCTGCGGAATGCCACGGACTGGTCAGCTTCGATGCTGATGCCTTCGCCGTAGTTCCAGACATAGCCCTTATGCAGGGAACCGAACAGGATGTGTTCGTCAGCTGCAGATTCGCCCTTCGCTGTGCAGTTCATGTTGCCGTCCAGGACAACCTTGTGGCCGAGCAGTCTGTATTCCAGACCATTCATGACCAGCAGGCCGTTCATGTCATTAGCCATCGGGACGATGCTGCCGAAGAATGTGGCCGGAGTCATGACCCATACAGCATCAGTGTGGTACGGTGTGGCAACCTTGCCCATCAGAGCGGACAGGGAATCCAGGTCAACTGTGGCCAGAGCGGTCTCGCCTGTTACAGCCTTCAGGATACCCTGCGGGACTGTGTTGGTGCCGGCACCGCAGATGACAGCAGCGCAGATGGCCGCTTCCATCTTCTGAGCCAGTTTGCTGACGAGCCAGTTCTCGAAGGCCGGGATAGCCATAGCCTGGATGTCGGCTGTGATTTCGACTGTCTTGATCAGCTTCTTGGCTGTCAGAGAGACAGAGTCAACAACATCAGCGCTGTCAGTGGAGGCTGTGCCGATACCTACCCAGCTTGCATCATTGACGGTCTTGGCATACGGAACCTGGACATAGCCCGGAATATGCAGAGCGTCGAGTTCACGGATCAGCGGGTTTTCTTCCAGCTTGCCGTAAATCTTGTTCAGTGTGGTTGTCGGAATGACGTCAGCAGCATCAGTCAGAGCGGCCCGTTCTTCAACGGAGACTGCCTTGCCCTGCAGCTTCTTCAGGTAAGCGTCACGATATTCGATCGTGTCGATACCGAATGTTCTTTCTTCCATTGTGATTTCTCCTTCTTCGTGATGTTCCACGACAGATCCTTCAGTGCCGGAAGCAATGCGCTGGATCAGGGCGCTTCTCTTTTCTGCGTTCTCTTTGATTGCAGCAGAACGAGCTTCCAGAGCTTCGAACTCAGCGGTCAGGGCGTCGATGTCGCATTCTCCGTTGAGTTCTTCATTGATGGCTGCCATCCGTGTCTGGATGTCTTCCATCGTCATCTCTTCAATGTTCATCGAGATAACCTCCTAACTTGATTCTCAGTTGAAGCTTTTTCTTCTCCTGCTCCTGCCGTTCACGCTCCAGTCTCTCCGCTTTCTCTGCTTCGATCACTCCGTCGAAGTAGTCACGTGCTGACAGTTCAGTCCCCGGATTGGCCGGGAAACTGACAGGACTTATATCGAACACCTTCGCAATGCGGTCGATGACACGGGTATGAGTGGCCTTCTCATAGTGCTGTTCCGCAACTGTGAAAGCGAACGACATCTTAGGATAATTGCCGGCTTTGATCTCTTCGTAGATGTCCCGGCTCTTTTGGGTACGCGACAGATCAGTCACATTGCCCAGGCCGTGATCGTCAACGAAAAGCCGCACGCTACCGGCTGACGTGCGTGCATATACAGGCCCTTCATGGTCAATCCGGAA